AAAAAATTGACCACTATGTGGCAGTGGGGTCACCTATATAGTAATCAAGAGTTGGGCAACAAAGCCACCACAAACACGTGAAATCTACACCAGAACCAGCGTATGTAACAACATTCGCTACCCGTGTAGTTTGGTTAATAGCAGTTTGTCGAAACAAAATTTCGAGCTGCGTAGAAGACCATTGGGTCTGATCATTAACATTACCAGGAATGGCATATGTTGGATCAGAATAATTCCAATTAGTACCTGTCATCATTGGTGCATTCCAAGAAATAGCTCCATTGACACAAGAATTTGTAAATGCGGCACCAGCAGTACCAGCACTACCTGCACTAGCACCGTTGTTCAATAGACGAATAATAGTATTCTGGGAGGCGCCAAAATTGGCACCCGCTAGAAGCCTACCGCGTCGATTGGCAGCGTTAGCAGTATCAGTGTAGCGATTGACACGGATATCACCAGTGTCAGCATTCATATCAACAGCCAAATTGGCTGTATAGTTCACACCACCCCTAAAAGCGCCATACATCATGGCAACATATGTTAGAGGGTGTGTAGGTACATAATTGAATGGTGCTGTACCTGCAGTGACTATTTTATTTGCAGTAGAAAGACCATTAGGGTCAAAACCATACATAGGTGGAAGCCGAGAGTATGACTTAACAAATGGTACAACTCCAACTACTGCACTATCCCCAGGATAAGACACGTCATAAATTGACATGCGGTGTAGAACGTTTCGCAACGAAACTACACTTTGTCCAAAATTTTGAGCAAATCGCTGGGGATGTTGAGATCCTGTGTCACCAAATGCGACATCAGATGCTTCAACATCAATTTCGTCCTTGCCTTGAACAGCAAAGAACGTAGGTGGAGGAGTATTTGACGATTCACCAAGATAATTCTTGGGGTTCGCAAATTCAAAATTTTCAGCAGCATATACTGAAATTTTGACTCCAATATTTTGCGGAGAAACTGGAGAGATTAGAGGATTGAGAACGGAAATCAAAAAGAGTCCGTTATCAAACCGATCATCAACAGGCAAAGCATTGCCGGCTGACCAATTATTCCGCGAGATTCCACGTGTCCTCATCCAAGCAAAAGCTTGGTGAAAGGGCACACGGAAAGTAGCTTTGTTATTAACACCAATATCAAGAATTGTGGTATAAACCACATTCTCAGGTAGGGCAGCAGCCCCGCCACTTCCTAAAGGATCCCAAGAAACCTTGAGACGTCCTTTGTGGAATTTGGTACAAATAACATCTACTTCAAAAATTATGTCCCCACGCCAGTGGGAAAACATCATACCTAAGTAAGAAAGCGGTGTATGATAAACACGCCGAGCTTTAAGGACACCAAAAGCGTCATCAAGCTCAATGCGATTAAACAAACACGGCCCTACATTGGCATTAAAAATTACTGTGCCAACAGCATCAGTAGTAGACCAACCGTCCATTACAAGAGTACTTTCTTTAGAGATAATATTCTGAATTACCATTTCATCCATACTCGACAAACCATGAAGAGTTGGATCAACACTTAATTCCTGTTTAGGATCGAGAGTTAATTTTTGAATTGGTGCAGAAATTTCTGCAGATGCTACTTGGGGACCCGGCATCGGTATACGAGCAGGGATCCCATCTATAATAGGAGTATTTGTAAATCCAAAAATAGATGCAATACCAGCCACTGCTGATGCTCCAATCGTAGTAGCACGAGCAAATCTCCCAATAACTGGGATATCTGTTAGCCTACCAGCGATTTTTGCTAAAGCTGAAGCTGGTTTAGAAATTGGACCATCATACTCATCCTTAGCTTGGAGAGTGAGTTCTGCGGTAGAACCACAGAGCTCAACATCTTCAAGCCAAGCATAAGTATCCATAGTCACAACAGTAGAAGCTGAGGTACTAGCCAAACTTAGGGGAAAAGCGATGTAATAATACAAAGCTCCCATAGTTTTAGCTGGTTCCTTAACATTAAGTTTCAACCAATCTGTTGTCTTAAAAAAGGGTACGTGAATCTCACCACCAGCATTATCTGCTGGATAAAGCCACGCACCAGGAAGCTGACTCAATGGAGTAATTAGAGGATTTAAAGAAATCGCATTACTACGAATCTTCGATAATCTATCTCCAGTATTTGCAGCATTCACATTTGGCTCATATGCCACTCGCAAACAACCGTAATGGAAAGGTGTTGCATTCAACACAATTTTCATACACAATTTTGCTCGCAAAAAAGCATAATTAGTCAATTTATTTTTGATAATTGAATTATTCAAAAACAAATGCCACGGCTCCAAATTGGAACCGAGATAACCGTTCAAATCTGAAGTCGCCCAAGTACGGGTATCAATCAGGGTCGGTCGTGAAAGAAATTTAGCAAGGCTAGTATTTTCAGTGGCATTAGCAGAAGCAATAGGATTGGCTTGATAACCATAATCCTCAATGTCTCCACTTTCACCATCAAAAGTAACAACCTCACTGGTTTCAACTGTACGTGCTGTATCCAATACGTCAGCTGATTGTAGTTTTAGAATCTTAATACTTTCCATAAGAGTATTCTTAATCTCATACGGAAGGACAGTAGTTCTGGTCACTGTCTCAACACTTCGTTTATATTCTGTATTGTTATTGTTCTGAAACCATATTTAAAATCCTGTGGATGGCTTAATCCATAGGAAGTTGTAGATTTTACTCTACAGAGCCTCTGAGGCTCTATTGAATCTTTCTACCAATTCATCATAAGATGGTAACGTAGATTCTTTTACGTAGTAGCAATATGGCTCTGCTTCCAGGAGCTTTTTAAATTGTGAGTGTCGTTCTTCAAATATTTCTCTACCATAGAAAAAATATTCAGAGTTCGCACTCGAGATAACCGCAACCATTTGTGCGTATTTATCAATAGATTTAGAAGGTAACCACATCGTCAAAGATTTGATGATGGAAGCTTCTTCCAAAGGACACGTCCAGTTCTTAACATCAACATTCCACAACCATTTCCTCTTTAAAAAAGAGCAATTGTAAATGCTAATGAAAGGTACTGATTCTGATTCCTTATCAGCCATGGTATATTCAACACCAATTGAAGCTAATGTAGCTTGAATTGCAGTATGATTAAACCATGGTACGGACTTATTTACGCCCATAATGTTATCGTCACCATAAGTGAACAAATGAACATTCTCCTTAAAAGAAGTAACTTCTTTTTTAGGATTCTGAGACATATAGCAATAACGGATATATAACGAATTCACAAGTGAATTAATAATAACCGTCAGCGGATGTCCCGATGGGTTTGTGCCGAAGAATTCAACCAAATCACCATTGATATTACTCAATGGGAAGGCTGTATCTTCACCAATGCACATAATTGTGCGACATTCTTGATCGCTGAAACCAGCGGCCCTATGAATGTTCATGATAATTTCAAAAGCTGCTAAAATAAAATCAGCAAGCATTCGCTTATCAAATTTGCCATAATCACCTGCAACAATTTGGTCAGTTCCAAAAGCACATAAGTACTCATGGATCTTACCCCATTCAGCAGATTGGGCAACAGTACCAGGTCCTGCTTCAAAAACAAACTTGTTTTTCTGCAGCAGTCTAACGAAAGACAATAATGTCTTACGTACAACTAAACTCCAATCAATTGGAGCACCTGTGAACATGCGAGTTTTCTTAATCTCGCATTTCTTCAATGGTGTAGCCTCATCCTTAAGATGACCAGTAAAAACTGGAAAGGCACGGGTTCCGGCAGCATAGCATTCTTCAATGCCTGCAACACGATCCCAAACTTCTTCACCGAAGTTCACACCATCGGTATATTTTTCACATATATCGGGTTCAAGAAATTGTTTCTTGGTACACGACCACGGAAAACCCATTGATGTATTGCATGCAATACGATCAATGTACATAACTCCCGGCAAACCATTAACGGCAGCCTTGTTGCTAAGGATAACTAAATCTTTCTCCCAATCTTCGGGAAGATTATCGAGAATATCTTTAGTATATGATTGGATGCATTCACGAAGAACGCTCTTGTCATAAGTGGAATTTGGTTTAACCATCTCTACCACATTTTTACGCCATGGTTCCCAACCAGCCATCGCTGGTTTACCATGTTCAACTTCTACATCATAATACTCCAGAAATTCTTTTTGAAGCGGTGTAGGACATACATTGCTCTTCGGCTTGGGTCTAAACCCTGCAAAAGATCCATACATGTTCAATGAGCCTGTTTCCAGGTAACGGAACATGCTCTTAACATGTGGTTCTGTAAGCACATTTGTACGTGTTGAACAATTTAATTTTGGTTCACCACAGCCTTGCACTACAGGTCTCTGACTAATACAAGCAGCTTTTGCAAGCTGATTTAAATCATTGACAGTAACCTTCAAAATTCCAACATTATGTTGGGCACCCAACATGTGGATACCCATCACAATAGGACCTCTTGGTGTGATAGCAACGCAAAGCGAGCCACACATACCTACTTCGGTCATAGCAGTACTATGCCCATAGTAAATGTCAAATGCACCTTCCAATTCAGGAACGGGCATTTGCTCAATAAATTGCAGAGCATACATGTTATTTTTTTTGGAGCGATCCGTCTAAACGACGAGTCAACTCCAGTCCACTTGTGGGGTAAATATCTTTTACAGCCCAAAAGGGAGTAATATCTTTAAAAGGAGGTAGACATGAAACCTCAAATAGGCAAAGATCTTTATCTTTAGCCTCTGAAATATCACCACGTTTCAATTCTAATGTAATATTAGAGTTGACCCCATTCAATCCATTTGATTGAATAACGGTGATTTGGAACTCATTACCTTCTTTCTTAAAGGCATGTTTATTCGTGACACATTGGTGTCCACGAATAAACACTCCACGCATTACACGCTTCACGTTTTCACCCTTAACACGGATGTGTAATAAAACACAATTCCGTCCAAACATGGTACGAACGCCATCCTCCGTGATGTTAGCCAAGCTCGTAGAGCTTTTTGGAACATCGAAAGTGGTCAATTCAACTGTTGGTGTATACCAAACATTTGATTTTTCTTCTTTCTGCAATTGTTCTTCACAGGTACTATGGAAATTTCCTTGTACTTGTGCTTTACCAGCAGATTCCTTAATAGGATCCTCTTTCTTAGTGCGAGTCATATAATAATATGTCGCAAAACACGTACCAATAACTGATACGCATGCAATAAGGCGCTTAGCCTTAGGATCTTTCATAGTTTCGCCAAGTTTACCAAACATACTAATTGCAATTTCTTGCTTAGGTATGTAATTTACTATAGCATAGGCACACTGTCGTGTTACACGATAGTAAGCCATACTTTCAAGAGCCCAAAGAGTCCATCTCCACTGAATAAGTAGAGAAAAAATCCACAGGATGAATTCTTTAAAGTATGTTGTCACTCCATATTGGAGTGTAACACACTCATCATGAGGCAATGGTGCCAGACAAATCTTGCAAACCTGAACGGTTAACATATCATCATCTTTGGCCATAGCCTTCTTTTGATTGGCTTCATGAGCCAAACAAGCTTGTCCAAAAAATTGGAGAAACTTGTTAACGTCTGAAAAGATAGCAATCTCCTTAAGAGTTGCATCCTCCCTGCGCCCGCTAATAACGGGCACAAGTTGCGACACAGTAATATCCCATAAATCAGGGAACTTACCATCCTCTGTGCGAATCTTTGCCGAATCAATGAAAAATTGATTTTCATGCAAAAATTCAGCCTTAGGCTTTACACTAACTACAAAGGGTAAACGTCGTCTCACAGCCAACGGACACCAAAAATACTCCTGAGCATTTAAGGTGACACAATTAGATGTTGCCACGACCAATTTAGCCATGACTGGTGTTTTGCCTTTGTCTTCCAAGGCCGCCTGAGGCGGCACATAGGGTACATTGTTGACTACATTAAGCAAATCTTGCAATGTAGAATCAACTTCCGAGCATTTAGCCGGATGCATAAATGCAATGTCATCCAATTGGATGCACCATTTACTGGAATCAAAATTACTCCAGTATTCATCCATAGGATTACGGACATATCTGTAGTGATCATCACGATCTAAATCGAACAATGAACCATAGTAATTGAACAACATCTTGGTAAATGCCGATTTGGCAATACTAGATGATCCATAAACAAGGACTCCCATAGGTTGGGCACGTTCTTGTTGGGCAGCACGTCGTGTAATTTCAGTATTCTGAAGTAACTGCAAACTACAAAGCTTACGCTTAATAACTATGCAATCTACACCGGCTGTTGATTTGGTAAATTTGGCATATGCCTCACCACGTTCAATAGCATCTTTAAGATTAGACAAAAAGCTAAAATAAGATGTACCATGAGCGGCTAAATTGCCAACAAATGGTGCTAGGTTGAGAAGCTTATCAGCTTCCTTCAACCAGCGTACATACTCATCAGAAGTATGAATAAAGGATGAAACATCCCCTGTTCTCCTCCATTCACAGGCCTTCTCACAAATGAAAAGAACTGTGTCAAGAACACACATAAAGAATCCTTTCTTAGATGAAAAGGCACTTAACATTGCGCGTTGTTCCATTTTAGAATAATCTTCATCAGATAAAGTTAATCCAAAATGCTTTAGAAAACCTTGAGTTAAAAGATATGAGTACAAACTCACAAGTTTCTTCATCATAGGTGACTCCTGAATAGCAGTAGTTGTGTCAAATGCTGAACGCATAAGACCTATAGCCTCTCCAAAGTCAAAACCTTGGACAGGCGATGCAAATAATGCATCAAGTTTGTCACGGATCAGTATAGATATACTAGAACCAGTAAACAAACGATAAGCTAGTTGTGTAACTAGCGAATAATCGTGAAATGTTTCACATTTCTTTGACCACTGAAGAACTTGAGAAAAATTCTCAATTTGCATCAGGATCCAATCTTGATCATATTGTGGTAAAATATTATTAAGATTTTTAATAGCCATCTTGAGCATAAGCTCAAAATTTTTAAGACCATCATCTATATCCTCATAGTCTGCGGATTGCAAACGTAAGGACTCAATTGAAGAAAATTTATTATTTAATAACAATTCTTCTTGAATTACATTCAAAGAGAGGATCATAGGTCCACTCTTACAGTGATTAACACTACTGGAGGCAAGCTCCATACGTTTCACACCGTCAATACCTTTATGGTACTGCGCTGTAATTAGCGAAGTTTCCTTAAAGAGATTGATTCTCAATATTTCGGGATCGATGACGTTACGCATAATGCGATAAGGTCGATCAGTATCGAATTTAACCTTGTGATGATAGTTAATACTCTCATCCTTGTACCATTGTCGGTACTCAGCCATGACGGCTCCATTCTTAATATCCGAAGGTAACACAGCATTTCTGCGAGTCTTGGAAATTGGGGTTGTTGTTGGGGCGACTTTTGTCTTATTGAATGTTAAATTCATGGAGCAAAACAGGTCTCCTGAGTCTATATTAATATTTGTCTGCTTAAACTCATCTAGGCAGATAGAACCTCTTTACACGTCTAATGAACACAGCTTGTGTATTGCGTGTGAGACTTCATAAGAAAGTCAAAAAACAGTTTCAGAAAAACTAATTAACCTTGATCAAATTTATCGCGCCGATAATTTAATTAGGGATCTCATAATTCTTAATAGTATTTAAATTCTCAAATATGAAAATCACAAGTATCGTAACTCAGAGAAGATTTAAAGTAAATCTACAAACTACGTCTAGAATTGATAGAGCTGTTTCAAAGAGGGTGCAAACCTCAAGTACTAAAGTCATATTCTTATACGATTATACCTTTTTTACGGAAGTATTTATAAACCATGCACCACTTATGTGGCGTTCGTATCTCCAATATGTGATACTAAGAATCTTTAATAAGAATACACGATTGACCGAATATTGTCAGTGACAAAATTCGATATTACGGCCATTACTTCTATTTAAAGTTCTTTAAACTTTTGGGTGACTTTAAGATCGTGTAGTCGAACACGAGTTGAGTTATTTTTATTAATCAACTAAAATTTAGTACATAAACAATTGGTTATTCCATGCGGTATTAACCTGATAATGTTTTAATTCTGTTATAGCTGGACCATTACGCCCTTCACCCGATTAAATTATATATCTTCGGTCGATGGACTTTGTTCCAAATGCAGACAATGATGTACAATCATTATCCTAGCCGGTAAAACCGGCATAGCAAGCAATAGTATATAATTCACAAAAAGTGAAT